GCCCTTCTTGTTCGTATTCGCTAAAGGCCGCTTTCATACCCTGGAAGTAATCAGAGTTGATGCTGTTACGTTTTTTCAGGTGAATCAGAGCAACCTCGACATCGGTCTTGCGCTCAGCGTCTTTGAACTGCTGCTGCAGGTATTCGACTTCGCCGTGTTGCTCAACAATACGAACCAGCAAACGGCGTGATTCGGTGTACGGGTTTTTGAGTGTTTCGGCATTGAGCAGTGCGATCACGTCACCGTTGTAAATAATCTCCCAGGCTTTCAGCACATGCTTGTCGCCATTGCTGAACGGCGGGTTCATGATGATCGTGTCGTATTGCTTTGTGCTGGCGTAGGCCAGGAAGTCAGTATCAACCACCTTGAAACCTTCACCGATGAGCAGGGAGCGCAGCTCTGGCTCTTTCTCGATACACTCAACCTGCGGCTTGCGATAACGGTCAAAGCGCTCACTGACGGCCTTAGCCAGATCCCCTTTACCGGCTGACGGCTCAAGTATCCGACTGCTGAGCTTGCCATCAATCATGCCGGCCATTTTTGCGGCCAGTGATTTTGGTGTTGGGTAGAAGTCCGGATTAAAGAAACTCATGCCATCACCACCGCAAGCAAACCGAACAGGATATTGATGCCGAAAATCAGACTGAACTCGATGCGGATTAGGAGGGTTAAAGCCTCGACTAAGCTCACACCGCCTCCACCAAATAAGCCGACTTGCCGGATGGGTTTTTAACGCGCTTTGTTTCCACCGCCAGTTCTTCGTCAAGAATCTCCCTGATACGGCCACACACTGCATTGATACCAATATCAGGTATGGCGTCTGCAAGTTGCTGCCGAGTCATTGGCCCGTTCTGTCTGAGAAATTCCAAGATGAACATTTTCTGAGTAAGCAAAGCACCCGATACGCTGTGCTGGTAGTAAGCTGCTTGGCTGGTTTCACGCATCATGAGTCGCTTCCTTCTGCTGGTAGTTATCACGCGCCTGTTCAAGCAGCCGCTGTTGCTCTGCCAGTTCTGCACGGCGCTTATCTTCTGTGGCTTTTTGCTCTACTGCTTTCTCGGCTTTGCGGTCCGGTGCTGGTTTAGCCAGTGCCTCACGCAGTTTGGCGATATTCGCCTGCACATCAGCGCTTGGTGCTTCGTCTGGTTTTTTGTCGTAGCCGACTAGGGCAGCAACGTGCTGACCGTCGCCTGTTGGTTCTGGTGCTGGCAGTAAATTCTCAACACGCTCATGACCAATCAGCCCCTGCTTCTCTGCCTGAACCAGTGCGTTTTTGCGTAAGTCCGGATCGTGTCCGAGTGACACATTCCACTTCACCGGAATACCGTTTGCTCTGGCATCATTAACCAGGCGGTCATAGTGCTGCCGGAATGCCATGCGGGCCCCTACTTCGTCGCCCTGCTCATAGACCGGGTGGCAGTGGAACCAGGCTTGTTCGATTTCGGCAGTCCATACCGCTGTGGCCGCTTCATCCGCTGCCTGTAGTGCAATCGGCCATGCTTCGTCGGATGAAGGCCGGCCGTCTTGCTGGTTGATGATTTCGATGATGTCAGCGGGCTTCGGTGCAAACTTAGATTTGGAAACGTGGTGCCGCAGCGCTTGCTTCACCTGCTGCAGTGAGTAAGGCGCAAGTACGCTCATCCAAATATCGATAACAGTCTCGTCTGGTGTCGGTTTGTCGAACACCTGCAACGCAGCACACAGGGCCACGTCAAACTCTGATTTGTCGGCACGGTTCATAGAACCTCCCCGTTGATGTAGTTTTCACTGGGAAATTCGCCAGGGCGGCGTGATCGTTTTTTGTCTGAGGCTGGCCTGCGCATTTGAGAAACCATCGTGATGTACTTCTCGCGCAGCTTCTTGCCGGACTGAATGTTTGCCACCCAGAAACGGCCATCAGAGTAAATCCAGTCAATGATGTCGATTAGCTGCTGCTCTGTGCGGCCATCAAGGCGAATGGACCGCTCTATCTCAACAATCCATTTCTCGTGATCGAGACTTTCAGCCTCTGGGATTTCAGAAACGATTTTTTTGTGGAGATACAGGGCAACGCGTTCAGCGGACTCTTGCGACGATGTTTTTTTATTTTCTGTATCTGTATCTGTATCTGTATCTGTATCTGTATCTGTATCTGTATCTGTATCTAGTCCGTCACTGTGACGTTCTTGTGACGTTTCATTTTTGTCACTTTCCTTTTTCTTCTTTTTTTGTCGGTACTTACGAGTCCTTTCTGTGGAGCTGTCAGAGTTAAATTGTTTACTCTCCCATCCAACAGGTTGAAAACCGTCGTTTATTAAGTCAACCTCAATTAACCGTCTCTTGATCTCGTCAAGCTCACGCAGCTGAACCCCCAACTTGACAGCTATTTTCCTCTCTAGCAGGTCGTCTTTCTCATCAAGGATTCCCTGCTGTTTTAGGCACAGCAAAGCGATGAAATGCCATCTATCTTCAAAGGCAATAAGGCGTAGCTTTTCGTTATCGACAGCACTTGAATAGAGTCTCAGCCAGGGCAGTTTATTAGCCATTTGCAGCCTCCATTTCTGTGGTGTGCTGCAGCATGAGTTCACGCACTTCCGAATCTACTTTTGAGATGGCTTTAAGAGTTACCTCTTGGGGGGCTACTTCACTATATTTCCATCCAGATGAACTGGTGAATCTGAGGCCGGTCTCCAAATCACAGAATGCGATAAATACATGAATATCTTCCGCTTGCTCGCACATGAAGCAGGTATCTCCTGACATATCAATATCAGGGGCGACAAGAATGCCTGACACGTCCCATTCATGGCCTATTTTTGTCTCTGACAATATCTGTCTTAGGCCAGTTATATAGCGGGATAGCTGAGCTACCGAATCTGTTTTTATAGAATCTTTTTTAACCTCAATTATCCGGTAGTGAATTTTTGGCGGATCACCAGGGATGGCCTCATAATTCATGGTTACTATGTCGGTGATCCCATAAGCGCCCAGCGGTAGCTGCTGAAATACATGATCAACAACGTCGCCGGTGATAGGGCAGTGAGCATGAAACTTCATGCTGGACACGATCATGTTTTCAAGCTCTTTTTCTGAATCAAAAACTACTTTTGCCATGTGATATAATTCCTCTGTACTTGTTCAAACCCGCCAGGTGCTCCAACACCGCTAATGGCGGGTTTTCTCATTTCTAAACCACCGAAATCTTTCTGCTGGAATCCTGCGTGTGCAGGGCCTGTTTAAGATCGTCGCAAGCGTCACTGACCTTGCCGACCTGCTTCAGGCAATCCGCTTTCTCCCGTTCAGTCAGAATGTGATCGTCAAGCGCCTCATTGACCATGTGAGCGGCTACCCCTAGTTCATCCGTGATTTGCAGCAGTAATCGCGTGAAACTGGCCTCTGTGGGCTTTTTCTTGCCCTCCATTGCCGTTAATGCTTCGTTGATACTGAAATTGCCTGTCAGCTTTTGAATTTGAATAAGCTGGGCTGGTGAGAAATAGGCGTTTTCCGTGTTCGGGTTGGCCTTGTTCAGCAGGATTTGTCTGCTGACGCCCATCAGATCAGCTAAAGCCTGTGTCCCTTCGCTGAAATCATGGACGGTGTTGTAGATGGCTAAATCAAGCTGGTTCATGTTTACAGGCTCCAGATTTAAATATTTTTAGTTCCCCATGACTCGGTTAATCTGAAATCATGGAAAGTCCATGCTTAAAACCCCGTAACCGGGCAAACAAAAACACCAGCATCAGGGCTGGCGTTTATGCGGTTTTCTTGAAGTCTGGCCGGAGTGATTCAGGCGTGAGAACACCGCCACTAGCAGCTATCAAATTGAAAATTGACTTAGCGCCAGCTTTGCGGTGCCCGGTTGCCAACTGCTTGATGTATGCAACAGAGGTATCAGCTCTGTCTGCAAATTCCTGCAGCTCCTCCAGGCTCAAACTGTTTATGTAGTTTTGAAGGTTCATGGGAGTGAATTTAGCAAATGCTTAACTGTATTGCAAGAAATATTCAGCTAATGCTTATCGAATCTGTTATTAGCAAATGCTAGATTTGAGCAATGAATAAATCGACGATTGATGACCACCGAAGAAAGCGCATGAAAGAACTGGTAGAGCTTTACGGCTCTCAGGCTGCGCTCGCGGATCAAATGGATGTCACGCCAGGTTACTTATCTCAAGTAATGCGAGCTGGTAGGCATTTTAGTGAAAAAACTGCAAGAAAGTTTGAAGAACTGCTTTCACTGCCTCGCCTATGGCTTGATATTGATGAACTCAACGACTTTGAGAATGTGGCAATCAAAAATCAGCCGGATGGTGATTTCATAACAATCCAGCAGTACACGGATGTGAGGGGAGCTATGGGTAAAGGTGCATATCTACTCGAAACAGAGGGAGAAGTTATCGACTGGCGTGTTACGCCTGAATGGGCCAGCAGTCACTTACCTGCGAATACCGGCCTGGACAATCTGCGTATCATTACAGGCCTGGGCGACTCGATGAAGGGTCTCTATAACTCTGGTGATCCATTGATTGTTGATACCGGCATCAATGCGGTTGATTTCGACGCGGTTTACTTCTTCCGTATTGGTGATGAGGGTTATGTGAAGCGGCTGCAGAAAACGCCAGGCGGAATTTTGGTTATCTCACAGAACCCAGACTACAGGGACTGGACAATTACCGGGGATATGGATTTAGAGGTCTTTGGCCGGGTGCTTAAGGTGTGGGAAGGCAAAGACCTCTAATCAATATGGAAGTAGTTGGCACTATTGCGCTATTAATTCTTGCAACATACCTGCTTACTCGTCGATGGCTTTGGGTTTGGGCGCTTTTTCTATCCGCCCTTGCTTCATTGTTTGCGATGATTGCCAGCATCATCCATTTTCAGATCCTGGGCGCGCTTGGCTTTTTCATTCTATCCGCATTACTTTTCAGTCTCACATCATTCATTTCTGAGCGGTGAGCTATTACTTAAAATTCATTAATGGTGTGAAAAAGGTTGTTCGCTGGGTCTGGCGGAAGTTCTAACTGTTACCTGCTCTCCACAACCACATCAGGCGCTGACTCGTAGTATGGCCGCTGCAACTCAGGATCACCTTTCGCCAAACACCTAAAAGTCACCTCGTAGACACTTCTTGCCCGATCTTTACCTGAGCTGGTATTTGTTACCAGTATTTCCTTACCCATTGACTGACATTGACCGCTGGCCTCTGTCAGCGCAATCTGCTTAGCGTTGCTGGCTCCAAGCGCGTCTGCTGTAACACTGAATGTATCAGGCCCCATTTTCATGACTCCAGTTGATTGAGCGCATCCGGTTAAAGTCAGCACAGCAAAAATAGCAATCTTCTTCATTTCTCTTCCTTGTGTTTTCGATAAGCAACACTTTATCACCGCAAAAACAAAAAACCATCCCCCAAAAAGGTATTTATAACTGGCTGAAAAGCACGGTATTTAGCAAATTAAGCAGAATATTTAGCATTTGCTTGACTTTAATATTCAGCATTTGCTAAAGTCTTATCCAACAGTCACAGAAACACCGGCAAACAGTGATGGATAAACACGAGAAAACCCAAGCAGCCGGTTTCTGGATTGACTAGCACAGGCCAAGCGCCACGCGAATCAATCAGGGCTGAATATTTATGAGGTGCGGCGTGGAAAGCAGACACGCGGGAAGGGCGGGAACAAGCGCCCACGGAAGTTCCGGCTATCAGCACAATCACAGAGGCGCACTGATAGCGGCAGCCGGAGTAGCGACCGGCCACCTCGCCAGAATCGGATAAGGAGATAGGGAATGAATACACAGCAAGTAGGCACCTGCTCAGTGGAAATCAAAACCACACCAGCAAAGCCGTCAATACTGCATTTCATGTTGGGCACAGCAATGCTGGTTTTTGTAGCCACGATGCTGCTGATGACTTTTCTTCCCTATCTCGTTCAATTTTCTACAGGAGTGCTGTCATGAACGACCCAGTAATTAGCGACTTCAACAAACACGACGCCGAGACTCAGCGTGAGCTTGATAAGCAGGAATGGATTGAAGAACGCGCCACAGAGATTGCAGAACAGATTATCTCAACCGGCTACGAGCTTAACGGTGCGACATACAAGATTGCCGATGTGCTGCAATTTATTGCTGACAGCACAACCCTGACTATCAGTTACGAAGTCATGCTGTCCGGCATCGTCACCAACACAGGCGCTGACCAGCTCATCAGAACTGAAAACCTCTCAGCCTGGATTAAAGAGCAGGCAATCGAACTGGCAACGCCACTGGCAGAGCTGGAAGCGGAAGAAGTCGAGAGTTTTGAGACTGTGCCGCATTACTTACGGAGGCAGGCGGTATGAGTTATACGAAAGGGCCTTGGATTGCCTCTGAGAATGTTTATGCAGATGCGGGTATGGCTGGAGGAGTAGAGGTTTGCTTTATTAATAAAGAGTTTGTAGCGCATCAAGCCAACGCCAAGCTAATAGCAGCGGCTCCTGATTTGCTAGAGGCGCTTGAGCATCTTGTGGCCCAGCTTGAGACCTACGGCTTCGATACTGGCGCACATTTCGGGCTGGGCATTAAACAAGCCCACAAAGCAATCGCCAAAGCCAAATCATGAACAAGTTTATCAACAGCAATATCGGCCTTTTATTCGCATTAACGATGCTGATATGTGCAGCGGGCGTGGAGAACAAAATGCTTGAAGGATTCGATAGCCAAGTTGGCGACAAAGCCGCTGACTTTTTTAAACAAACATTCGGGCAAGAGCCTGAGCAGCAGACAGAAGACAATGACAAGGAGTTGACTGATGAGTAATCAACTATCAGTACGCGAAACAAAAGTGATGGATGCTTTTGCGCTGGACAGTATCAAGGAACAGCTAAACAGCCTGCTGTCCAGCAATCCGAAAAAGATTGAAGCATTCAAAACTCGAATCTTAAAAATGAGCCTGAGCTATGGCATGGACAAATGCACGCCAGAATCAATCATCAACTGCGGTATTCAGGCGCTGACACTCGACCTGCCTTTAGAAGCTGGTCAGGGCTATATCGTCAACTATGGCGGCACAGCATCTTTCGACTGCGGCTATAAAGGCTGGCAGGTGCTGGCTAAGCGCGCTGGTTACTCCGTTGTTGCTGATGTCGTGTATGAGTGCGACGAGTTCCACCAGTCCGGCTTTGGTTTCGACAGGGAGATCGTATTTAACCCTGACCACAGCCGACGTAACGGCTCTGATGACGCATGGGCCAAGCAGAACCTGACCGGCGTTATCGTCTCCATTCTGGAAGACAAAACCGGCAACAAAACACACGCCTTTGTCGCTGCCGACATGATCAGAAAGATTATTGGCATGTCGCCCAGCGCTGGGAAAGAAGGTAAAGGCGGGAAAAAATACAGTCCTCACGACAACTGGGCTGAGCAAATGTTTGCGGCTAAGGCTATCAAACAGGTGCTTTCCAAGTTCCCGATTGACCTAGCTGAATCTCAGCTTGCTGAGGCTATGGGTATCGTCAACAACACCGAGCAAATGGCACAGCAGGCAGCAGCATCAGAATCCAAAGAATACCCACAAGAGCGCTTGGATGAAATGTTTCCGAAGTGGAAAGAACTGGTTGAAGAAGGCAAAAAACCAGCAATGGCGATCATCACACAGCTCTCAAACACCTACCGCCTCAGCCCTTCCCAGTTGGAGAAGGTTTTCAAGCTGAAAGAGTACGAGCCACTTGAGGGAGAAGTTGCAAATGCTTAGTGAAGAAATGCTGATCGCACGCGCTGGCAACTTTACGGCCAGCGAAAACCATCGCCTTATGGCTGGCTGGGATATTCCGGAGCCAGACAAAGACTTCAAAGGCTTCAAAGAGGTTTACGCAGTCATCAAGCCGCTTTATGAGGCTGGTGAGCGCAGGTTTTTGGTCGGTGATTTGGCTGGAAAGTTCAAGTTCAAGCTGACCGGCGAAATGATTCAAAAAACGCTGACAGTGATTAAGGCAGAAATACCACCAACCGGCCTTGTGACCTACGCAGAAGAAAAGGCAATGGAAACACTGTTTGAGCCAGACCCAAGCCTGAACTTTAGCACTGTACATACGCAGAACGGTGAGGAACGCGAACTGGAATGCATGATGAAGCTATCAGAAGTCGTTGGTCGTGAGTTTCTGCATACCGGCGACGATCAGATCCACATTCACAGCAATGAGGTCGGCTGCACGCCGGATGGAGTCCTGTTTGATGACATCGACCTGGTTGAAACCGGCGCAGAGGTAAAGTGCAAAAGCCCGCTGGTTCATGCAAAGAACCTGCTGATTGACACGAATCAAGACTTGATGGAAGCAGCCTTTGACCATTTTGTGCAGGTTCAGACCGCCATGCTGGCAACTGGTTCTGACCACTGGTATTTCGCCAACTACAACCCATACGCCAAGCGAAAAGATATGCAGTTCAAACACATCATCGTTGAGCGTGACGAGGCGTTTATCAAGATTCTCGCTAAGCGTATCGAATTGGCTAAGGCGATTAAGGCCGATTTTCTGGATAAGTTTGAACCAAAAAAGATTAAGGAAGCAGCATAAGGAGCAAGCAATGGCATCAAGAAAGAAATACACAACAGAAAAAGTTCTCTATTTCGCAAGTCGTGAGGAAGGTCTTCACGTTGATATTGACGAGAGCAGCAGAACAGACCTCTCAGAACTGGTTTACAAGCTTCTCAACCAGAAAATGCTTGAGCGTGTGGCTGAGGACGATAGCGGAGCTTACTACAAGACGACAGTGAAAGGTGAGATCAGGCTGACCGAACTGCAAATTGAGTGGCGCTCAAGTAATGGCAAGCCCGTTGGAAACCATAAAAACTACTTAGAGCAGTTAAAAACGGAGGCAGTATGAGCGTCAATCGCGTAACACTTATTGGTCGCCTGGGCGCAGAGCCTGAGTCTCGGAGCTTCCCTTCTGGCGGCAGCGTCTGCAATCTGCGTGTCGCTACCAGCGAAACCTGGAAAGACAAGCAAACCGGCGAGCGCCAAGAGCGCACCGAGTGGCACAGAGTGGTGTTAAGAAACAAGCTTGGCGAGATTGCTCAGCAGTATTTGCACAAAGGCTCGCAGGTCTATCTTGAAGGCAGAGTCCAGACCCGTAAATGGCAGAACCAGCAAGGGCAAGACCAGTACACCACCGAAGTCGTGTGTCATGAAATGACGATGCTGGATAGCAAGGGCGACAACTCCGCGTCAGTGAATAACGCACCTCAACCAGCAGCGGCACAGGCCGGGCCGGATTATGGCAACGATATGGATGACGAGATCCCATTTTAACAACCGGAGCGAGTGGCTGGCGTAACCAGCCTTGTATTACAGAGCAGCCCTTGCCTTTTTTGTTTTGGCCCTTGCTCAGGTTGTTCTCTAATGCGGTGCGGCGTGGAAAGCAGACACGCATGGGTTTAAGAGCTACCCACCACGTAAAGGCCGAAGCTCTGGACAAAAGGCCCTAGATAGCCGGAGTAGCGACCGGCCACCGCAGACTTAATGACAAGGAGTAAGGCATGACAGGACAAATTAAATCACCAGTTATGAGGTATCACGGTGCCAAGTTTCGCCTGGCGGAATGGGTCATGTCTTTCTTTCCTGCTCATGAATGCTATGTCGAGCCTTTTGGCGGTGCTGCAGGAGTGCTAATGCAAAAGCAACGCAGTTATGCAGAGGTTTACAACGACCTAGATAAAGAGGTGGTCAATGTGTTTCAGGTACTCAGAGATCCTGAAATGGCAAAACGCCTGATAGAGCAATGCCAACTTACGCCATTCTCAAGAGAAGAGTTTATCAGGGCATACGAAGAGACAGATGATCCCATTGAGATGGCTAGACGCATGCTGTTCAGGTCGCAGGCCGGATTCGGTACCGGTGCTGCATCAGGAAATACATCAGGTTTCAGAAGTGATAGCAAGCGTTCTTACTCGTTGTCATCACATATTTGGGGGCGGTACCCGGAAAACATCGCCGCATTCTGCGAACGCCTGCAGGGCGTGATCATTGAGAACCGTCCGGCAATAGATCTAATTGCTGCACATGACTCACCTGAAACGCTTTTCTTTGTAGATCCACCCTATGTGCTGGATACCCGTAAAAGGTCTGGCCAGAAAACCTATCGCCACGAAATGACCGATGACGATCATGTCCAGCTGCTGGATATGCTGAATCAGGTTCAGGGTTATGTCGTCCTGAGTGGTTACCCATCTGAGCTTTATTCATCCCGGTTAACACACTGGAGTTTGCACCAGAAAACTGCGAGGGCATCAGGTTTTCGTGGAACGGTACCACGCACTGAGTGTGCATGGTTAAACCCGAAATGTGCTGCAGCAGTTCAACAGCCGCAGCTGGAGTTAGAAGCATGACACAAATCGGCTACTGCACCACCTGCACCAACCCTGACTGCAACGCGCCGCGCGTGATGCAACACCCGCAACGCGACTGCCCGAAAGGCCAGGCATGGACAGACGGCAACCCGATCAAGATTCGCCAGCGCGACATCATCCAGGTTGACCACAAAAGAGACTTTTTCAAAGGCATGCCCGACGGCAGCACCGTGACCCGCCGCCTCGACCAATGCCCGAAATGCACCGGCCACATGCCCGGACTCACCTGCAACGACTGCGGGTATGAATTTGAATTGGAGGGAGTATGAAGGTTTTAGTTGCCTGCGAATATTCCGGCAGAGTCCGTGATGCCTTTATCAGGGGGGGGTATGACGCCATGAGTTGCGACTTACTGCCAACTGATTCACCCGGGCCTCATTATCAGGGAAACGTGCTGGATATTCTGGATGATGGCTGGGACATGATGGTTGCACATCCACCGTGCACGAGACTGACAAACAGCGGCGTCCGCTGGCTTAAAAACCCGCCTCCCGGGAAAACGCTTGAACAGATTTGGACAGAGTTCTTTGAGGCGGTGGAGTTTTACAAAGCGTTGAGAAATGCACCGATTCCAAAGAAAGCCATTGAGAACCCAGTTATGCACGTTTATGCCCGGGCAGCGCTTGGACGGATTAAACGCCATGTTGTTCAGCCTTGGTGGTTTGGTGATGAAGCATTCAAGGCAACTGGTTTTGAACTGATTGGCCTGCCAGAGCTTGAACCTACAAACAAACTGGATACACCAGAACCCGGCACAGAAGAACATAAAGCATGGTCCTGGGTTCACCGGTGCCCGCCCGGGCCAGACAGATGGAAAATCAGAAGCACAACTTTCCCGGGTGTGGCTAACGCAATGGCAGAGCAATGGGGAGCAGCCTCATGACCACCCGCAACTACAAATGCACCCGCTGTCATCACGACTGGGAAGCACATCAATCACCACACGACGAAAACCTTGTTTTCTGCCCGTGGTGCGACAAACCCACATCTGAGGCTGTTAAGGAAACGGAGGAAGAAGGATGAGCAATTACAAAGGCTACGCCATTGTTGCGAGCCCAGAAGATAACACCTGGGATATTTGGGACAACAGCATGCTTAACTGGGTTGAGTCAGGCTTTGAAACACTGGAAGACGCCCAATTATTTATTGACGAAATGACAGCTTAGGAGGATAGCAAATTGTTGATCTTAACCAGAAGCGTAGGCGAATCACTCATCATCGGCGACGACGTTGTAGTCAACGTCCTCGGCGTCAAAGGTAACCAGGTCAGAATTGGTGTCGATGCCCCAAAAGACGTCTCTGTTCACCGTGAAGAAGTCTACCAAGCCATTCAGGCTGAGAAGCCAAAGGTGGTGCAGTCATGAACCACAAATTAAAGATTACCGAGGAGCGGCTTGAGAACCTGCTATCTGGCATAAAGAAAGTCGAGATTCGAATAAACGATTGTGACTACCATCGCGGGGACACGCTGGAATTTGTTGAAAACAAGTTCAGCAGCACTGTGGTGAAGCACGTTTTTGCAATCACACACATTCATAGTGGATTGGGTTTACAGCCCAACTATGTGGCGCTCTCTGTGGAGAAACTACCATGATCAGAAAAGCAGAACTCACACAAGCACTGGCGCTATTAGGTGGCGAAATGAACCGTCCGCTTACCAATATGAATCCATTCAGTTATTCGGCACCACGCAGAGGCAAATACGGCAGGAATCTGAACCGCACCTGCAAACTCCTGCGCCGACTGAAAACGACTTGTTGAGGTGAACCCATGTGGATAGCACTGAACTGGATATTGATAGTGGTGGGCCTACTGTTTATCGGGGCCTTTATCAAGCTGGATACCTACA